TGCAAGTAGTTCATGTACGGCTGATTGGCGTAGTAGCTCCCGACGCCTTGCGCCACCTGACCAATGCCGCCAGCCAGCGCGTTGACCGCGCCCATGGTACCCGCCGCCTGAACGTTGCCGCGCTGCGCCGCGATGTCTGCCAGCGCCGCGCCAGTGGTGCCGACGTTCGCGGCCTGACCCGCGGCAGCCGCTTGACCCATGCCCGTCAAATAGCGGTAGGGGTCCATGCGGGCCTCGCGCTGAGTAAGATACCTGCTGAAGGCGTTCTCGTACTCGGAACTGGCGAGGTTCTGGCCGTACTGCTGGATGCCCTTCAGCGTGCCGCCGGACTGAAGCAGACCGCGAGCAGCCGCCGACCGCTCCAGCGCCTTCATGCCTTCGGACATGCGGAACTGGTAGCCGGGGTCAGCCTGAAACTGAGCCATGCCGAAGTCCTGATAGGGCGCCAGCTTCTGATACTCAGCCAGCGCGTTCTTGCCTGCCTCAACATAGGGCTTGGCAAGTTCGGTTTGAGCGGCAAGTGCCTCTTGTTGAGTTTTGGCGGCCTTTTTGGCGGCGTCTTTCTGAGCGTCCGCCGCTTTCTTGGACCCATACGCGCTTGCCGCTGCGGAAGCAACGCCCGCAGCAGCGACGGCGGCTATGATTGGTGCAGGCATCAGGAAAACTCCTTCAAGTATTCGTGCAGTGTCTCACCATAAAGATGCATCACCTTCATGGCGTTCTTCATAGCACCTGCGTGTCCTTTCGTCAAAAGGACAACCAGCAGGACGAGGTCATAATAGCCAGCCCGCCACATGAACGACCGGGCGTCGGCCTTGTCCTCCCGCTCGGCGTCATCCGACGCCTGCCACTTGAGGACCAACAGGGCCAACCCGGTCTGCAGCGCGGGCGCGTTGGCGAGGTAGAAAGGGTTGGCGGGCATGGTGACGAGGGACGCCCAGATGGCGCTGTCCAGCCTCGGACGGTCGATGTCGTCGCCGTCCGCCACGTCGTCCAGCGCCTGGATCATCTGCCAGACGTCCAGCAGCCAAGCAATCGCTTCCGGCGGCAGGTCCAACTCTTGAAAGTGTACAACGAGGGATTGCGCCGCCTCGTCCATTACGTCACCTCGCGGCCAGACACGCGGATGTTGATGGCCGATGCCGTTCCAGCAAGGGTTGAAATAATGCCGCCAATCGCCAGCACCTGTCCGACCAACTCGGGGAACGTGTATGTTTCGCTGGCCTGTAACGTCTTGGTCTTAACGATCAAGTTGTCGTTGCCCGCAGTGCCGCTGGGGTTAAGCAGGTTGACGCTGATCGTCGCTGCCGCAGCCGAGTAGTTGGTGGCGGTAAATTTGTCGATGATTGCCGTCACGCCAGACGCTGTGTACTGGGTGGTCTGAGCGTTTTCGGCGGTCTTGGCGGGGACGAGAACCTTAACAGTTACAGTCATGTCAAACTCCTTGAATGGATGGCACGGACGCCAAACTTACGGTCACAATAACAGATGGCGTGGCCGGACGCACGGGGCCAGTTTGCGCTGCGATGTATTGGATTGTAGTTGCCGTATTAGTCGTGGCCCACATTAACTCAACATATTCGTTTGCAGCCAAGTCAATAAACAGGTTGAGCGCCGCGATCAAATGTCCATCAATGCCGCCGTGGCGGCTTGGCACCGAAAACTGGCTGTTGCTGTCCGCAACGTCAGAGCCATTTTTGCGCATCCAGACATCCGTGTCATGTATCTGCGCGTCTGTATTTACAAACTGAATACTGAACTGTACGTTGTAAACACCAGCTTTATCAGCGACGATTTTTGATTTGCAGGTGCCTGTTATAGTGGTCGAGGCAACCGTTTGTGACGCGCTGACAACGTAGGTTCCGGTACTGCCGTCCGTGCCCGTGGTCTGCGACACGACGTAAGTACCGGCCGTAACGCCAGTTCCAGTCAAAACCATACCTGGATAGATCGGCCCTGACGTGATGGCTGTGACCGTCATAGTCGTGCTGGCCGGGCCAATAGAGGCCGTAAACACCGCCGCGCGGTCTTCTATCCTCACGCCGCTGCTGAACTGCGTGGTATCATACACGACCGGGAATGCCGTCGTACTTGATCCGTCTGGCTGGTTGGCGGTGCTGTAGAAAGACCCGTAGATGGGTGCCGGAACATGCGGCGTCACAGGCGGTTGGAGCGCCAGCGCCTGAATAGCCGCCTCAAGATTGGTAGGATCAAACGCAACTTGTTGCGATGCAGCAAGTGCCTGAATTGCTGTCTCAAGCGGGGCTAGATCAGACGCCGCGGCGGCTGAGGACAGCAGTGCATCCGAGAGAATAGCGTTGGCGTCAATCGTTTCTGCCGGCGGGCCCTTTTGAATGTCCTCTAGCGAGTTGGTGCTTTGGCCCGTCTGGTTGAACAAACTCAATAGAAACAGATACCACTCACGCGCAATCAACCCTGTCCGCGGGTCAGTCAGCGGGACGCGAGGCGGCGTAATGTTGGTAATGTTAGGCACTGGTGCCGCTCGCCTGTAGTTCAGCACCCATGATAGCGATCTTGATCGGATCGGTGCCCGATATTTCGTAAACGCGGTCTCGGATTTTAAGTGTCATGCCGAGGCGGCGCCAAATGGTGCGATAACCAAACTCGCCGATCTTGCCCATTGATTTCCAATGTTCATTTGACCATGTGTGACCGCCGTCGTCCGACCACCGCAGCATGACCTGCGGGTCGTAACCAGGCGCGGCTGGGTAGCTGGTCGTGGTCAGATACACGGGCGGGGTAAAGTCATACGGCGGGTTGGGGTTGTCCGCAATCGTTTCAAACCCATCGTTTGCTTCCGTCGTCAGCGTCTCGCCGCTTTCAGTCGTCAAGTCGTTCTGCGCGTACTCAGCCAGCAGAATGTCACCGTTTTCAGCGGCCAAATCCTCTGCCGTATATGCGGGGTACAGATTAAGCCCTACGCCTGTTTCGCAATCAAGCTGAAGCGAATGCTGCGCCGTGCGCCGCAATGTGTTCTCGGTAGTTGGAAGCGCCCGCCACGACCGCAGCCAACGTTGCGGCGCACCGTTGTCGGAGTATACGTCGAGGTCGTAAGCATAAATGTTGCCGTTTTGGTAGTCGCCAATCAGATTTTCGCTGTTGTAGAAAACCTGCGTTTGCCCGCGCTGCAACGCCCACTGTTCGTTTTCCCACGCCAGACGTTCATGCCACGCGCCCGTTATGGCGTCATAAACCCAAGTAGCCCCGGCAGAAGGAAAAGTTAAGACGTAGAACGAATGGCCGTCTTGCTGGTAAGTATATGCAATGGCGTCAGAAATATTACCGTACTGCTGAATTTGCCATTCAACCGCGTGCGTCGATATACGCTGGCCTTGATAGCCGTTGGCAACGTAAACGATGCCCTGCCCACGAAAGTCCTTGCCAAGCCAATAGACCTGATTATTCATCTTGGCAACGGTATACCGTGCGGCGCAACCTAACTCGTTAAACGCACCTTGAATGCGTACAAGCGGAAAATCTGATAGCCCAGCGTTGTACCAAACCTCGGTCGAGTTGTTACCAAACACCCAAACTTCGCGGTGATCGACGATCATGCTGACGATATTGTCGGGGTCGCCTTCCGCGCTGGCGAAGTCCAGCGGGTCAATGCTGGTTCCATCCAGCAATGCAGTCACCCAAAGACGCTGGCTATTGGGCTGGATGAAGACGAAGTAGCCGTCGAGATAATCCACGACCGAGGCGCCGGGGAAGTCCGGGTCGGTGATCTGCGCAAAGACATTGGTTGAGGTGTTGTAAATGTATCCGGCAGGATCGGCGGCGATCATGATCTGTGTGCCGTTATCGGCCATGCTGACAGGCCCGGTGCCAGACACCGCACCAAGTGCTACGGCCGAAAATGAACTGTTTACGCGGTAAAACGTGTTGCCAGATACAACGTAGCTGAAAGCGCCGTGTTCCCAAAGCCCGCGGATAGGCCCGGTGCCGACCGTTGCCCGCAAAGACAGGCCGGGGCAGCGTTGCAGGAAGGCGGGCTGTTTGCCGCCTTCCGGTACAACTTCAGGAAACAGGTTCACCATACGGCTATCCGCAGCGTTTACGCTGCGGGTCACATAAGATGAGCCTAAGATCGGCGTCTGCATCGGTTAAGCCAGCACCGCGCCGCGGAGCGAGATAGCCCACCAGTCGGACCCAAGGAACTGGAGAATACAAGCGTCGCCCACCGCATTGAACGTGATCGTCGTTCCGGCCCCGAGGTTGGTCGGCGTAAGAATGCCTGTATCACCGCCAGCGGCTTCCGCCACATAGACGATAGTTTTAAGTTGACCTTCAACACCGTCAGCCAGCGTCAACGCGTTACCCGTAGCAGTGGACGTAAACTTGGTAACTGGTTTCGTGATGTTGACCGCGCCAGCGCCCGACAGCGCCTGCACATCCTCAACCACAGGGCCATTGAAGGTCTGCGTACCCGTAAACGCCTGGGCTGCGTCCGTCCGCGCAATGGTGGCGCTGGTAGACGGGAAGGTCATAGTCGTGCTGTCAGTGCCTGCCAACGTAAGTGAATTGTTGACCGTTAGCGTTTTGGTGTTGGCGATAGACAGCGTCGCGCTGGTTGCAGGTGCGGTGATGGCCACCTTGTTGATGGAGGTAGCAGTTGCAACGCCGAGAATTGGAGTAACAAGCGTTGGAGTGTTGGACAATACCGCGCTGCCGGTGCCTGTGGACGTTGTGACGCCCGTGCCGCCGCGCGCGACAGTGAGCGTTCCAGTCGTACCAGCAACAATTGGAAGCCCGGTTGCGCTGGCCAGCGACGAGGTGCTAAACAGCAGCGCATTCGAGATCTTTTTAGTAATTCCGCTCTGAACAATTGGAATTTCGTCCGTTGAAGCTGCGGTAGAAGCGGCAGGGAGCTGAGAGATTGCGACAGTGGACATGATATATCCTTAGTAGTTTCCCGCGAAGATGTTGAACCGCTGACGAGTGCCGACGATGCTGTAAGGCAGCGCCATAATATCGTCAGGGTTGTTGATGCGCTTTAGATTGCGCTTAGAGGTCATGGCAATGCGCTGCACTTGGCGGGAAGGTTCAACGCCAAATTCCGGCGCAAATTCGCAAGCCAAGTTATAGCGGAAACAGCGCAGGTAGCCTGGCGGAAAAGCTAGGTCGGTCGCCAGATTGGCGGGCTGGTTCAGTTCCTGCACCGACACGATGTGGAACTCCAGCACCTTGGTCGGCACCGGGTAAACGTACATCTCAATGTCCGGGTACGTCATGTTGACCCACAACACCTGCGGATAGGTCGAGGTGACGGTCTTGACCGCGATGCCGTTGTACTGCTGCTGGTTGATTAGTTTGAGGCCGTAGGAGATGCCGCTGGCCGGGTCGCGGAAGTATGTGCTGTCGTCAACCATAACAGGGCGGCTGCCAACAATATTGCCGGTCGGGCCAAAAGTCTGGAAACGGGCGCCGGGAGGCCACGTTTCAATTTGGTCGATGGTCGAGAAAACAGAGAGACGCTCGGTATTCCAGCTTTCAATCATCTGGTTCATGGCATTTAGGGCGTCCTGCGCCGTCTCGGAAGACGGTGTTTCGCCTTCGGCCAGCACGCCAATCAGTCGCAGGGAGCCATTGATGATGTCGCCAGCCGTCGCCATGCTATTCGTCCTTCGTCATGCGCGGGCGACCGCGACGACGCGGAGCCTCGACCATCATATTAGCCTCATCGGCCAGTTCTGGCAAGTCAGCAACGGGGGATTCGACAGCCGCATCTTCCACAAGGTCTTCGGGATCAAACCGTACCCAGCCGTGGCTCTCGTCGTACTGCGCTTCCATCTCCATGGTGGCAATCTTGACGCCATGCTTGGGGTGCATAAGATAGATTTCAGCCATTTTACATCCTTATAGAGAACAGGCGGCCCGGGGACCGCCTGTCTGGTTAAGACGCAACCAACGGAATGGAGAACCAATCCGTGGTGTCGTATGCGACAAAAAAGCAGGCCGTTTTGGCCGCCATTGAAAACGCGGTAGAGCCTGCAACGCTGTTGATCTTGGCGCTGCCAGGAGCGTAGACCTTCAAAATTGCGTTGGCCGTGTCGTCGTTCTTAATAGCGATTACACGCCCAGCCGTAGGTGCGGGAAGAACAACGCCTTTGGTGGCGTCGGCCGCAGTGACCCAGCTAAACGAAGCCGTCAGAGCCGTTGCGTCGGCGCGGGTAGACCCGGCCGCAGCAGGCTTGGCGACATCGAGATTGAGCGAGGATACGACCGCGCCGGCAAAGGTGCCGCCAGAAATAACGGCGTCGGTGATCGTGGTGCCCGAAACCAGTTCGGGGTCGGCGTAAGCAACGCCCACAGGCTTTGTATTCGGCATGGTATTCTCCTTGAGGGTTTAGGCCCCTGCCGAAGCAGGGGCCATGTTGCTTACGAAATGGCGTAAAGCGCCCAAGAGCTATCACCCAACCTGCGCGCACGGAACGAACGAACCGTGCCAGCCGTGGCCGCGATGGTCATCAGACCCTGCGAGCCGCCCGAGCCAATCGACCAGCCCGTGTTGGTCGTCATGGTGATGACGCCAGCCGTGGTGGTG